TGTAGTCTGATTCGGTGAGCCAATAGCCAGTTGTGTCCGACCACCTCCCATGAATCGCTGCTCAAGCAGTATGGATCGCAGTGAGTAAAAATGTTCCTCGTTGTCTGCAAGGGTTGACGCGAACCTATTCTGTGCTTCTTTGAAACTCTCACCTTCACTCCTATACTTTGTTGCGTGTACTTCTTGGCTTAGTCTTGTTTGTGGGCCTTGCATTGCTCATGTCCTTTTCAATATATTTAAGTAGGTTTTCTAGCATAGCATCAGTAAGTGCTACGCTGTTCCCTGCACTGGTCACAACCAGTTTAGCATCGGGGTTAAGAAAGACCAGTTGATCTAAGTTTATGTATTCATCTTCTAATTTAATCCACATTAGCTGTCTCCAGCTCATACTGCACAAGTAAATCAATACAGTGTTTGGCCTTAGCTAAGTCCTCCAAGGGAGTTCCTTTAGCAGCATACCTCGTTATGTATTTGATAGCTGTATGTTGTGCAGCATTAAGCTTGTTAAGCATAGAGTATTCCATAGGCTGAATCGCTAGGTTCTTATAGTGATCACCACCTACTTGTCTCATGCTGGCTGATGTAGCACCTAACAAGTCTCCTAGGTCTGGTTCTATTTTATTCATAGACCCTATCCTCCAGTTGTAATTCTAGATCAGTGAAGTTCTTCTCTACCAGCTCTTCAAATCTGTTTACTAAGTCCTCAGATTCTAATTGAAGTAGCTCTAATAGAATGACTTCATCCAACTGCTTTAAGCGTTCTTTCAACTCTTCCAAAGTTAGAGCCATAAGTCCTCCGTAAATATTCCATTGATACTGGAAGCTCGTCAAAGCCACCATCCTTAACATCATTAAATACCCATAGACCAGACCATGATCCATTAGTTTGTGGGTTAAGGTACTCTTCATCATGTTGATAGTAGATGCCAGCAAATAAACCTGTCATGTTTTTACCATCAGCTCTACGGGCATACGCTATATCCCTATCCTGTACATGACCCATAACACAACTCATATACTTCTTTTGTAGTAAGAGTTTTGCTGATGATACAGGTCTACCCATCACGCCAGAGGTGAAGTAGTGAGCGTAGCATACACCATCAATAACTACAGGCTCTAAGAAGTTATATACTTCCCAACCCTCTAGGTTAAAGTCGTTGTAACTAATAAGCCCGTCAAGCTTTGCATCATTCTGTACAGCACGATCAATACGATACTCATGATTACCCATCAGGAATACAAGACGAGGATTCCATTGCTTCTTCTTGTTTACCTTTAGGCGTTCTTGTTCCCTGCGTATAGGGGCGAGGAACTGCTCTAGTGCTACGTTGCCAGAGGCTATGTCTTTGGTATATCGTCTTCCTTCAAAGCTCTTTTTACCAGTGTCATAACTACTTAGGCTAGGCATATCCCAATGATCACCTAGATGTATGATTACATCAGGCTTCATGTTAACAGCATAGTGACCAGCCCACTCCATGTGGCTAGTATCTTCGTCAGGTTTGATCTGAGTATCAGGTATAACTAAATGTCTCATTTCTTCTTCCTCTCTTCGCGTTCATCTCTAGTCTTTGCACTATGACACTTCCAACACAACACTTGGTAGCCGTCCTCTTCTAGAAACATACGTTCTATGTACGTGTTCCAGTCGATGTAGCCTCGTCTAGTACAAACAACAGGATCAATATGATCAACAGCAGCATTATTTCTTCGCCGCTTCTGCCCTTGAAGGGGAGGCAAAGTAGCTGGGCCAACGTCACCACAACAAGCACATAGGTAGCGCCCCACATCAACTCTAGCAGATTTCTTAACATCAGCTTTAACTCCCCATTTACTATGTGCTCCACGTAAAGCAGAGACTATAAAGGATTTGTGTCTAGCTTCTGTCCAGCGTCCGTTGTTACGGGTTTTGGTGGTTGCCATATTTCATCATCCTTCCTTCGTAAGTGTAAGAGGATGCCATTCTCTATAGCCCTCTCTTCGCTTCCTAGTTTATCTACGCAGATTGCATACATCTCTAACTCAGTCTTATCCTTCAAGAGCTTCTCAGCTTTCTTAGGGCCAATGCCTCTAACACCTTTGATGTTATCAGCAGAGTCACCTACTAAGAACTGCATATAGAAATTGTATACTGCTTCCTTCTCTGTCACATAGAATAATTCTTTCTTGACAAAGTTATAATGACCACACACCAACTGGTAGAAGTCCTTATCAAGGGATACTATGATCGCCTCTGGATTTTGCGTAGCTCTGATAGCTATCCTATCGTCTGTCTCTTCACCTTGAGTCACTATCGCCCCATGCTTCGCAACCAAGTGGTCACGTAGAGCAGGGAGATGTTGAGGTTTCTTATTATTCTTACGATTACCTTTGTACTCTGCCGTAACAGCGTAATCGAAGCGGAAGTTACCTTTACCTGTTAGGTAGAGTTCAACCTCATGTGTCTCGTCATCAGAATCCATTACTAGATCCTCAATAATGTCAGTAAGAAAGTTACTCATAGTCCTACAAGCAACTCCCTTACTTTCATTCTCACAGGCGAAGCCGATACGATAACAAAGTATATCAGCGTCTATGAGAAGCAGCATATCTAGATGCTCGGAATGTCATCAAAGCCAGCATCATCTTTCGAGAATACTACTAGCTCGTCAACACGCGCCTTAGATAAACCTACACCTACACCCGTCTTACCCTTGAAGTTATAATCGTAGGGCTTGATGATGAATGTAACCTTACTGCCATTACCTACAGGATCAGTCATTTGGAAACCATCAGCATCCTCAACTCGCGGAGCAAACTTAGAGGACTTAGCAGTTACGAAGTAACCACGATCATCACCCTTGTTCTTTACGCTGATCCCTAACCCTTCCAAGCGATCTACTTGTTCCTCAGATAGTTGACTAACATCAACTTGGTACTTATCTGACATCTCATTCTTCTCTAAGAAAGAGAACCAGAAAGCCGTTGCTTGAATCTTTACTACGTTATGTGTTTGCATGGATTTTATTCCTTAATTTTACAATTTAAAAGTACACTAGACCTGTTTGCAAAGTTTCCTAGGAAACTCTAGTGTGTTTCTGCCCAAGTGGTTCCTACTTTAAAGTCACCATCTAACGGACAATTCATTTGGAAGTGCTCACCAGCTTCTTTGATGGCGAGTCTCCCAAGTTCTCCTACTAAATTGGCATCAGCCTTAGTAGTTTCTATCTGCCATTCATCATGTACATTAGCTACAAACTTGTACCATATACCATGATCAATTAGCTTCTGGTCTAAAAGCACTAGAGCTTTCTTCATTACTATCGCACCTGCTGATTGCAATAAAAAATTCAAAGCTGAATGCTCTGACTCAACTCTAAGCCTCCTCCCATCTAGCCCTCTCAGTGTACCTGAACTACGCATTGAAGTCAACACCTTGTCCTTCAACTTAGCATAAGCAGGTAAGTTCCTCATGAACTTATCAACCAACTGCTTACCTTTACGAGGTGAACCTCCAGCTATCTCACCTATCATAGCAACACCTCCACCATAAATCAGAGCGTATATGAAAGTCTTCGCCTGATCTCTCGTGTATAGTCCTGCCATGTTTTGATTGTAAATATGAATGTCTCCATCCAATATCTGCCTTATGAACTCCTTATCATTCATGTAGTGTGCAAGCATTCGTAGTTCTAAACCAGAAGCATCTATACCACACAATACATTACCTTCATCAACAATCCAACAGGCTCTACAGTCTGTGCCATACCATGAGGCTCTGCCCCAGAGTAGTTCACCTGTCTTCTTGTCGTGCTTACTCGCAGGTACTTGAGCCATGTTAGGACTCTGATGTGTCATACGTCCAGAGACTGCACCATTAGTTATTACCCTGCCGTGTACTCTACCATCATCTGCTACTGCGTTGACCCAGTTATCAATCTGTCCTACACGTTTCTGTAAGGTAAGGTATTCACCTATCATACGCGCTTCTGGTAGATCAATACCAGCCAAGGTCTTTTCATTAACAATGGTGTTACCTTTCTCAGTCTTATCCTTAAAGACTATTCCTTTGTCTTGGAGGCGCTGGGCAATTTGCTTTCTGCTTCCAAGGTTGAACACTGTGACTTTATCCTTGAGTCTTTTGCCTGTCTTTTCTGAGATTCTCTCCTCCACCAAGGGCGGAAAGACTTGTTGCACTTCTCGTTCAAGCTCATTCATTCTCCCCATAAGATCAGTGAGTAATTGATTAGCTCTATCTAGGTCGAGCTTGAATCCGTTACTCTCTTGTTGTGCTACGATTAAAGCAACATCATGCTCAAGTCTTTGACACTCTTCACTAAAGCCATCTGCTGCTAACTGTTTAGTCAGATGGTCAAGTAACTTACTCGTTACCTCTACATCTTTCTTACAGTAGACCTTCATATCATCTGTGAGGCCGCCATCATAGTCAGTAAAATCAAGCTTAGGATAACCCAACCTATCTCCCCACGCTGCCAGTGAGTGACCACCGAGTAGCCTAGGATTCCACAGGCGAGATAGTAATAAAGTATCCCAAAGCTTGCTGGGTTCAAGAGTAACTCCCCATAGCGTAGCTATCTTGGGAGCGTCGAAGGATATAATGTTGTGTCCAACAATAGATTGCGTACTCTTGGTAAGCTCTTGCAACTGCATAGAGTTTACTAGTATGCGCTGACGTTTCTCGTGATCCGTCTGTATCCCACAACACCAGATGTGATCCATCTTGGAAGTTGTTTCTATATCTATTATCGTACTCATTTTCCTGCCTCTCTAATACATAGTTTCCTATCTTGCTCATGATAGCACCTCTTCTATATACTCTTCATCTAGTTCATCAGTGTGGACAATAACCATCTCCTTAAACTGGCCTTGCGTACCCTCGTTGTCCATTTGCATTTCTACTTCCAGCCTATCATTAGATGATACGATGTGAGTACTGAACCATGTATCATCCCCTGCATACTCTGATCCAAACAAGTGCCATTTTCTTACAGGTTCCCTAGGATCAGGAAAGTTATCATGGTATGGGTGAGTATGGGTAAAGTTTACATCACTCATGGGATAAATGTACACAGGGTTTATATCATCATAGTCATTTTCTACACGTAATGCCTTAGCTTTCTTTCTACATTCATTATAAGATGAAGAGTAGATTACTGATATGAATGAGCAGGGTTCATAATCCTTGCCACCAGCTACACACGATTCCTTTACTACATGCCATAGTTTCATAAGTTTCATAAGTCATTCTCCTCTACCACCTCTAACATTCTACCAGTGTTATGGTTGTACATCAAGGGTGCTGCCTTACCAGTGATACCGCAGAAACGATTCTTCAATACCCTAACATGGGTTGTGTTGCGAGTCTCTTCATCCTCGGCCTGACCATTACGTTCAAGACCAATAACCATATCACTAAGCTGTGCGATAGAACCAGAGCCACGTAACTGAGATAGGCTGGTAGCTGCACCCTCTTCGTGTCCTTTACTATCAGGTCGCTTGAGGTGAGACACAACAAACAAAGCAATGCCTGTCTCTTGTACTAGCATACGAAGCCTAGTCATAATCTCGTCTAACGCCTTACGCTCGTCACCACTAGCCTGTGCTGATACCACAATAGATACGTGATCCAGTACAACATACTTACAGCCTAATCCTTTAGCCATATAACGTACACGACTAATGATATTATCAACACCAGTAGAACCGAAGTGATCAAACAAGAACACACGATCAGTACCTAGTGTACGCTCGAAAGCATCTAACCTTTCCTCGTCAGTCGCCTCAGTATCAGGCAAGTGCAGAGGTTTATTAGCAGCTAAACTCATTAGAGATAAGCCAGCCTTTTTGATACTCTCTTCTAGGAAAAGGATACCTATATTCTCTTCTGTCTTACTGATGATCTGCCAGATAATCTCTCGCATGAACTGACTCTTACCTAATCCAGAGCCAGCCGTAACTGTGACGAGTTCTCCATAGCGGATACCATAAGTGAGCTTATTGATTCCGTCGTATGGGTAGAGGCACTGTGCTGGTGCGATGGGTTTATTAACTTCGTCCCACAAGCTACTTCCTGCAACAATTCCATCGGGAACAAATCGTTCTGACGACCACCACCGATCAACAAACTCTTTAGTGCGATTGTACTTAACATAATCGTTTGCATCTTTTTCATCCTTAGTATGTTTGAATACCTTTGTCTTGCCCCCAAACAACTCAGCCACTTGGTTGGCAGCTTTCGTACCAGCCTCGTCTGAATCAAAGCAGACTACAATATTTTCATAGCTATCTAGATACTCGTAACTAGCACGACAATCCTTCAATGCCCCTGCGCTGCCGTTCTTTATAGACACTACAGGATACTTACTCCCTAGCATCTGATAGGCTGACATAGCATCGTACTCACCCTCAGTGATAGTAATATACTTACCACCCTTAGTGAATAGATTCTGTCCAAACAGTACAGTATCTTGCCAAGTACCTTGAGTACGAAAGTCTTTATCAGGTGAGCGTGTCTTAGCGCCAACTAAGTACCCATCTTTATCATGATAACCGAAGTGCATAGTCTCGCCCTGTAACTGGGCCTTGTATGCCTTACATGTATCGCTTGATATGCCTCGACTAACAACACTCTTGTATTGTCCAGACAATAGACTATCTTTTAGTTTATCAAAACTACAATTTGGTTTCTTATCTACTCCCATTGTAACTACTCCATTATCTTTAGTTCTGGTTTCACACACAAAACAGTGTGACCACCCCTTATCATCAATTGATCTGCCATCACTGCTCCCACAGTCATCACACGCTACGTGCGTCTGTACAAATCCCATTCCTGTCTCCCCATAAGGATACATATTCCTTATCTGATAACATTAACTTTAGTACGTCCATCAATGCGTCTTGCACGTAGGCCGCATCCCAAGGATCTATCCCAAAGGTATCAGGTTGATCCAGTTCATTCATTAATTCTTTAAGCCGAGTCGTAGTAATGTACTCGACTTGATCCACCTCCAAAGATACTTGAAGTGTGTGATTATTTAATCCTCCCATACTGTACCTCTCTTATAAAGTTTCATTGCCATATTAAAATCACAATCAAAGCTTATCATGATTTCCCTCAGTTGTGTAATGAATAGCATCACTAACCTCCTTACGTTTATGTTTATGTAGTCTATTACCCTTACAGTACTCACAACTTCCGTGGTTCCTACAGTTAATTGATACTGACTTAGCTCCTGTCTTATCTTTTCTCTTTGTTCTACTCATGCTACCTCCTAATCATTCTACCTCGTCCATAATAGCCTGAATCAATACCTCTTGTCTAGCAGCAGCTAGTTTACTGTGTCCATACTTACACATAACCACTGCACAACCAGCTTTACCTCTATGAAGTAACTCACCACACTTTTTGTATGATACTCCTATGGCACGTAACTCTACCAACTGCCTAAGCTCTTTGGTTGACCATGAGTTATACTCCCGTTGAGCATCAGTTACTTTTGGTTCAGCTACTACCTCTCTAAA